CAAGGAAACAAAAGACATCGTAAAGCTCATTGCTGGTATTCAGATTGAATCACTCAACTCAATCAAAGAGGACGTTAAAAATGGGAATGATATTGCCCAAGACTTAATCAAAAAACTCCTTCAGATTGAGGATGATGAAATAATTCGAGCACTAGATGAGCACATTGAATTATACGTAGAAATTGAGAATACTCCTCAACTGATAAATATGCTAAGTGAATACCAAATGCTGGTATGCTCTCACATATTATTCAGAATGGAAGATGAATGGGTACATACTAATTCTCAGGGAGTACTTGGTACCTGGGCAATCTTCCAAAGGGCAAATCTCAAATTCCACCCAGAACTAACACTTTTAAAATTTTAATATAGACATGGAAAAGAACGAATACTTAGAATCAGTAGAAATGAACACCGGAGTCGAAATGATCCCTTGCGAATCCTCTAACATTGAGGGCTTTGGTTATGACTCAAAGAAAAAACAACTTTGGGTTGCTTTTAAAGGTAATCGAGTTTATCGCTATGATGATGTACCTTATGAAATCTGCAACGAGTTACATCAAGCAGAATCAAAAGGTAAATACCTTGCAAAGAACATTAAAAATAAATTCGAAACTACAGGTTATGAACTCAGAAACTAAATTCATATTGGGCCTGGTAACCCTGGGGGCAGTGATTTACTTTATTGGTGAGAATAGAACTCATCCAGTAGAAGTGAGCACTGCTCCTTCTCGTTTTGAAAGTCCAATAACCAAGTTAATCTCTCTTCAAGATAGCATGGGCATTAAACCAAAAGAAGAGAAAAAGAAGCAATGGTATAAATATAGGGTAGAAATAGAAACGATTCCAGAAAATCAAATCTATAAGATTGAGAAATCTGGATACCAGCAATATGAAGTTTCTAGATTGGGTGAAACTTATTCTTATGTAACCTACGAATTTACCTCAGACAAGGTAATGACTACTCAAGAAGCCTATGACTTCGTAAAGAAATATCCTGAAAGATGTACAAGGGTACCAAATACATCACAAGATAACATTTACGATAAATATAACGAGGATTATGAAGATTACATAAATGACCCAGAGGATGAAATTAACTATCCTCCAGAAATCTTCGACTTCTTAGCCGATTAACCCGAGCAAATAGAAAA